CCTCTTTTTGTGTCATATCATCTGAAAGGTGAGATAATCTTGCCATTAAAGAACAAGTATTGTATTGTTTTTCAATGTCAAACAAGAACCATTCAACGAATTGATCGAAAGGATTGTAAGGATTATCGAACGTTGTTATAGCAACTCTTTTTCTTGCCATTATTTCTCTCCTTTCAAATACTTAGAAATAGTTGTTGGTGATTTACCCATTTTTCTAGCTATTTCATCTAATGTGTAATTAGAAGCAGCCATTGCTTTTACTCTAGAAATCTGAGCATTACTAAGGGTGGATGTGGCACGAGGCATAGCTCTTTGTCTGAGCTTATCAGCATCAGTATTATTAAGAATCTTCCATAACTTAGCTTCACTAACAGCGCCTGCTTGTATAGCTTCCCATTCTCTATCAGTTATTTCTATATTTCTTTCTTTTCTAGAAATAGTACCTACCTCTTGTCTATACTTAGTTAGAGACTGCTGGGAGATCTTCTTTACATCTTTACCCTTCATCTTCTCACCGGTCTCATCCAAATAAGCCTGTTTTTTAGCGTCCCTTTCAACATTGGCTCTACGCTGAGCCTCTCTTTCTCTGGAGTAGTTAAGCTCGGCATCATTGATCTTCTCGTTTAACGATTTTATTTCATCGGCATATACTTTTTTAGCCGAGGTGGATACTTCTATTTTACCGGCATGGAGGTACTCTAAGCGGGCTTTATTAGCCAGGGTTTTCATACTATTTGCATAGTCGGCATAAAGTATTTCTTTAGGGTGCCTATCTTTAGAAACAAGGGAGTATGCATCATCAACTTCGGCCATGCGAGTGCTTTCCTGGGTCTTGGTTCTGGTTGCATACTTTATAGTACCGGCTTTATTTGTATAGGTGATTTCTCCAGTATCGGGGTCCTTTCTTTTAACGGGCTTGTAGAGCTCCTTCTCTTCCTCGTTGGTGGGGTCATACGACACTTTCCTACCATCGGAGGTGGTCATCGTTCTCTTACCCGTCTTCTTGCTATATGTCCATATAGGTTCTACTGCATCAGGGTCGGTCTTATAAATGAGAGAGCCTTCAGGTTTGCTTGGATCATACCAAGACTTACCTTTCTCATTAATGTTAGGCTGGCCTCTTCTTTTCTCTATGTCCAAAGGTCCTTTAGCTCTAGAAATTATAGTAGCTGCGCCTTTATTATGCTGTCTTCCAGACTCATCGGTATATCCTTGCCATTTCTTATGTAAGTACGCAATGTTGTTAGTCACATAACTTTCTCTATAATCGAGCTTATGTTTTTCGGCATCGATAACAACCATACTATGTCTTACTGCTGCCGCAAGTTCATTGTCAGGTGCACCTTTAAGAGTCATATCTGTAATAAGGTTCGAGATTACACCCATCTGAATGTTGGTATTACGCATAACTTTGAACTCTCTACCATTACGATAATAGTGTTCTATACCATCAGCATCGACAGTCTTAGTATCATATTGGTATTTCTTAGGTTCAAAACCTACCAAGCCTTCCAAATAAGGTCTTGAAGTTACTTTTACTTTTCCACCTGGATCATTTGTAGGGATACACATTACTGTATCGCCATCGAAGTCCGCACCTGATAAACGCTCTGCTACTTTAGCATTAATACCAACACCATCTGTAATATCGGTTCCTAAAAGTTTTCTAGCTGGAGCATGTTTATTATTAACAGTTACAATAGGTATCTCGAAAGTTCCACCATGAGGATATCTTACGAGCGCCAACTGTGTTCCTGATTCATACTGAGGAGCATATATCTCATTTTCTTTTAAAGAATTGATAGGTATGATTACGTGATATTTCTGACCAGGTAAAGCAGCAGCTTTCAAATCAACAGCGGCAGATTCACATTCTTCTGCGAACTTCTTAAGATAATACTTCTTTAATGTTGGGTTTTCCAACGAACAAATATCGTCATACTCTGCTAGCTTGTCAGCCTTAGCTAGGTTAAGCTGCTTTTTAATCATAGATTGAGACTGCTTAGATAAGAACTGCGAAGGTAATGTGTCTTTCCAATCTGACCAGTCACCTTCATCGGCTCTTTTATTAATAAGACCGAGTTTCTTCTCACCGGTTTTCTTGTCGATATACCAATACTGTCCACCTTGATCAGCATCTTTTATCAATGAACCAAATGGATTGTCGGGATCGCTCTTTATTTCTTTAAGAACCTCTTTCATTGGAACGGTCTTACTCTTATTAGTATTAAATCGAACATCAACACCGTCAGGTAAATCATCTGCATAAACAGCCATACCTTTAATGTAGTGTGTTCCGTCTACTAATATACGAACCTGAGAATATCTAGATTCGCCTAATGATAAGTCGTCAACTCCTCTACGAAGTTCAACGATACCATCTCGATCTATACCGCCATCTTCTTTGTAACAAATCTGAAGACGCTTTGAGTCCATACTTGCAGGGTAGTTAAACTTCTTTTCGAAAGTTTGACCGTCATCTCTGGACACATACTCTTTTAAACTATGTACCTGATCGAGTTTGTAAATATCACTGTGAGGTGTACCTGGAGGACAGATGACTTTCTGAGTTGTTCTTTGACCGGGCATTGTTACCTGATCCATGCCTCCACTATACAATTCATATCCTTCTTTTTGTAACATATGCAATGCGGTATCGAGCTTCTCTTTGGATATCTTAAGTTCTCGCTCAACGCCTTTACCTACGTCAATCATACCTCTTTCATTAACTTGCTTTTTAATAAATTCAGCAGTTTCGCGAGCTTGTTTGGTGTTACGAATAGTTTCAGCGTTCATCATCGAACGAACTGTAGATTCATTGATTCCTAATCTTCGACCTATTTCGGTATCGCCAAGACCATCATCTCGCAATGACTGTATTTTATTTTGCATATGTAGTTTTTTCTCATCTTTTGCTATAGAGACTTCTCTACGGTATTCGCCGGATGAAAGACCTAGACTTTTGGCAATAGCATTGTCACCAGTCCATTTCTTTCCGTTTTCATCAGTGTAGGTGAATCCTGATTTGAGTAGTTCTTCTCTACGGCTTAAGAATGTTCTACTATTTTGATATGGGTCGTCACCACTTCCCCAGGGGTAACGGCCAGAACGGTACTTCACGCCATAATGTTCTACTACTTCTTCACCTTCCAAAATGGCACGCATTTCGTCCGCTACATAGTTCATAGGTTAAACCTCCCCATACTCTAGATTTTCTAATATTTTTGAATGCCGAACTATAATATCCATGACTGGAAGAATGTCTTCGGCTGTTGGATTGAAATATAAAATCTCATCATTCTGGTAGATTCTTAATTCCATGTCAATATCACCAGGTTTGATTTTATACTCCAAACAAAAAAGAGCAGCATATACTTTCAACTGCTCCATCGTTACAGGATTTTCTCCTGTCTTTAAATCATGTATTCTTAATACTCCACGACCATTTACATATCTGAATGAAATTGCATCAGCGGTTCCGTAAATAAAGTCGGAGTAATATAAAACTACTTCGGTACTCATCTTAAAACCAATAGCATCATTAACATAAGCATACAAAGTCTTTTTAGATTTAGGCTGTTTAATTCCTAAATCAATAGTTTGTTTTGCCCACGCGTGAAGTAAGGTTCCTTTATGAGCAGCTTGTCTTTTCAGATATACTTGTTTTAGTTTTTCCTCATCATATCGAAGCCAACTTGATTGACTAGGACTGAAGACGGCATGCGAACCTTCAAGGTTGGTATGTCTTTTAAACTCCATTGAAAATCTCCTTTCTCATTCTCTCTTTCCCTCTCTCTAAATATCAAAATGAAGACATAAAGCGTCTAACACTTCATCTTTATTTTCAGGATATATAAATGCCGCGAATGACATTCTATCCATGAGTTCGACATAGTAATCTTGATTTGGTCTGTGGCGAGCATTAGCGTAGTCCTTACCTTCTAATACCGCCCATTTATTTCTATACAATATCAATAGATCAGGTATTCCCTGAATTTCATTCGGATCTAAGTGGGTTACTATACAACCCGGAAACAGATCTTCGATTTCTTCAATTAATTTGGTCTTGAATTTGTTTTCAGCCATCTAGCAACTCTCCTTAAATATCAAATAAAACAGAAGAGAATGTGTTCGGTTTTTTTTCTACTATCTCTTCTATAAAAGGGAATGTTTTTTCCGCGAATAAAATAGTGTGTGGAAATATTAATTTGAGTATTTTGCAAAAAGAAAGAGCGCATGTTTAATTTGCGCCCTGTTCTTCGAACATAAAAGCTCTTAATAATATTTCT